TAATTGTCCTTTGTTGGGCATATCCAAATACTGTTCTATTTTATCTTTTTGTACACAATAAATTGTTTCTATACCATTACCTTGATATTCAATCATCATATGTTGTTTGATAATTGGTGCTTGTATATACACGTAGTTTCTACAAGCATCTAGTGTTCCAAACTCAGGTTGCATGTATAGAAATGTATCTTTGGTGCCGTCGCTGTGTGTTCCTAACATGAACACAACTATTAGCCATTTCATTATAGTTTCCTCGTTGTACTATAGTATTTAACGATTAAGCCACTGATCTATTGAATAAGTGCGTACTTGATCTGCTTCTATATAGTCTGAATTGTTGCGATGTACAACTTTGCCTGTACCCCATACAACATCACAGTCTGCGTAACTTACTGCACGTTTTACAGTAACATCAACATAACCGCCATTGTCATATCCTAGCATAAGAAAGGTTACATACTTGCCTTTGTCTCCTTTGTACACACGACCATTTGCTACAAGTCCTGCAAACTCTACATGATCTATGTAAGTTCCTTTTACAAACATACCTGGTAAAAATTTAGGATCACTCCACCAGTTGTACTTCTTGTATTGATAAACAGGATCGTCAAATAGATCTGATCTTGATTTTGTCTTAGGATATATTCCTACACGTTTGGATTCGTTCTTGTGTACCCAACGTCTATAACTTCCTTGTGCGTGATTCAAACACCCTTGCCAGAACGCTTCTTTGTTGTGTGCTTTTTGGTACGCCAGAGCCCAGATAAGTCTTCCCAAGTTAACGGCGTGAGCCCTACAGAGACCAAATCCGGATAGTTGCTGTAGTGCGTCAATTGCGGATTGTCTCTTTGGATGATTGCCCATTCTTTGTACAAACTCTGCAATCTTGTCTTCATTCCTTTTAGCAAACGCTCGACGGTACATATCTGCTTCATAATAATTTACTCCTATAATATTACTTATTCTTTCAATGGCATCGTCTTCATATACTATTGTATCTGTTTGTCTTTCTTTACTCCAGTCATGAAACATACTTGCAGTCTTTCTTCCACTTGCGGCCACAGGTCTTACCAATGCAGTTGCGAACACACAATCAAATACTGACTTTGGTTGTATGGCTCTAAACAATCTCCTCATCGCAGGTGATTCTGCTTGTGTTACACCAAGCACGTCTCCTCGAGATAGCAAGTCCGAAGTTTTTTCGTCCCACTCCGGATACTCTGTGAGTGGTCTTTGATCTATCTCCATTAATTGACTCAAACCTCGATTGGCTAAAATATCCACCTTCAGATGTTCGAGATCTTCGACTTCGTTCTTGTCTAATAAAATTTGATTGTCTTGCGATATTAGTGATTTTGGTAATTGCCTTGTAAACATTAAAATGCCTCCACAGTGTTTTGATATACATCTTTTCTTTCCCTTTAGTTTGTTTTCTATTCTTTTAGCCTCTTTTACATCTATGCCTAGATCCTCGTATTTGAAATTGCGAGGTAAGTTGCCTTTTACACCTAGTCTTTTTGCCGCTTCACGTCTAGCACTTTTGTCTTTGTATAATACATAGTTTGACAGTCGTGCTGACTTGCCCGGCCACTTCTTAAAAATCCTGTTCATAACTTCTTCTTGTTGCCAATGTGGAAAGTCCATATCAACATCAGGTAAGTCATCACGTAAAGGATTCATAAAACGTGCTACAGGTATATTCCATTTGATTGGATCTACATCTGTAATACCCAACAGATAGCACACAAGACTTGAACCTGCACTTCCTCTAGTCATATGAGGTATGTCTTTGGTTAAGTCAATTATGTCGCAAATCTGTAGGAAATATTGTGTGAATCGTTGATCAACGATTAGTTCAAACTCTTCTGCGAGTCTGTCTTCATAGACTTTGCCTTGTGGTATTGGCCTTTTAAATCTATCGAGAAGAGCCTCTATTTGTTGTTGTTCGTTCATTGTATTGCCTCTTTGCCTTTGTTGCCTTCGCTAGGTATTTACCGAGGATCTACAATATGATTATTCAAATTGGATATTTAATCTATGCTTACAACAAAGTTTAATATGATTCTACGTGTATATTTGACAGGATTGCTACTAGCATGTAGTCTATTGCTGTTAAAAAACAAGCACGAATTTTGTTTAGGCGTGTTTTTTAATAGTAATGTTTTTTGCTTGTCTATGTCTTCAAAAAATTCTTCGTATAATATTGTTTCACCATCACAGTCAAAAGGATAAAAGATAAAACTGTAGTAATTATCGTTAGGTGTTTTCTCCTCATCTGCGTGTGGAGGATGTATGTTTGGTTTACCAATTGGATACAATAAATTTGCTTTTACTCGTTGTGTGTTAAACTTGTGCAGTACTTTCTTTTCAACTTTCTTTATAATAGGATCAACAAGATAAAACCAATCACTATTAACTTCACTGTACTTCATAAATGCATGAGTGAACTGTGGAGTATCTCCTTGTTCATATCTATCTTTTCCAACAGTATCCTCATTCCAATACCATTGAAAATCACTTCCACTTAAGGTACTTTGTAGTTTTTCTAATGTTGAATTGTCGAGTAGGTCTTCAAAAACAAGTACAGTATTTTTATTTAGATCACTCATCACCAGTGCTTAGATTCTTAAGCATGTCACGTAGTTTACTACTCTGTGCTTTACCACTGATCTTTCCTATTGTATCACCTTCGCCTGGTTCACGTAGTGCAGTTTCTTCTCCTGCATCATGACTTGATTCTGTTACAGTTGATTGTTTTTTAAGTCCTTCATAAATTGTAGAACTTTGTTTTTTGAATGATTGATATTCTTCATCTTCTGCAAGATCTCTAATACGTAAACTATCTACATCAAATTCTAAATCTACTTTTTGTCCTACACCACTACTACTTCTAGTTTTCATAAACTGTATTTGATAACGTCCACGTTCTTTCATTGCTCTACTTGTAAAGATACCAATAACGTTATCTGCTGTTTGTATCTTAGATAGTCCACCACTAATATGCGAATGATCAAATTCTATTTCTTCAACAGCCGCTCTGTTTAACTGCGATGCTGTTACAAACACACATTGTAATTCCATTGCCAAGTTACGTAGTTCTTCACTTACATATTTGTCTTTTACAAACAAATCACTTGGCGATACTTTAATGCTCAAAGGCATCATCAAATCTAAATAGTCAATCAATAATACATCTGGCTTACACTTGTTTTTAATTGACCATTCTTTAACATAACTGCGTAAGTCATTTGCATTTTTACCACTAGGCATGTATTTGATTTGTATCTTACCTGCCTTCTTGCCCATCATTCTAACTTTCATTTCTACATCATCAAGATTCTTAAACACATCTCTAGTAGCAATACCTGTAAGCATACTATCAATACGCATTGCAGTTAGTGCTTCTGAAAGTTCTAAACTAATGTATAATACATTCATTCCTTCTATTGCAAAGTTGACTGCCATGTTCTGTAAGAACAAACTTTTACCAGCACCACTACCACCTGCAAAAATGTTTAGTTCACCTCTGTTGAATCCACCAAACAGTTTCTTGTCAATGCTTGGCCAACCTGTGCTTACTTGTCCGTTGTTGTCTTTCAATCCTTCTAGTCTGCCTTTAGGATCAGCAAAGTAATCTGTACCCATGTCTTTTGCAAGACCAATTTGTATTGCTTCTTTTACAAGTCCTTCTACTGGACCATACTCACCTTTTTCAAGTAAGTCTGCACTTTTAAGTATTGCACGTTCTAGTGCTTTGTGTCTACTAAACTGTTCAAATGTATCCAACAACCAGTCTGTGTGTTCTTGTCCTACACTACTTGCGTCTTTTAAGTTTGTGCCACAACTGCTGTTTACAATCTCAAGTTCAGGCATAACTTTGTATTCATCTACATAATGCTTAATGAACTCTGCACTCTCTTTAAGTTGCTGATCAAAGTTTTCACTTTCAAATATTCCTTGACATCTAACAAATGCTTCTGCATCAGAAAGGAACATTTCTAAAAACAACTTTTGTATATCTTGATTGAAATCTTGCATTATTATATTATACTACCTTTTGTTTTATTCTGCAAAGTAAGTTTTTGCCAATAGTTGAATTTTTAATCCTGTTACTTTTGAATGTACTATTTTCTGCATAGTGTATATCTTGCCATATCGTTTTACAGCATCAGCGACATCTTTTATATCACTGTCCGGCCATATTGGAAATGATACGCTCCATCCATATTTAACAGCATCGTTGGCTAGTTGTTGTCCACTTTGGTCCTTGTCTGGAACAACTATTACTTCACGTTGTAAACTGTTTATAATCATACTTTGTTGATCATTTACTTCGTTACGTAATACTGCTACACCGCCTACACTAATTGCATCAAACGGTCCTTCACAAACTATTACAAACTTTCTATCCCAACCTTGACTGTCTAAATTAAAAACATATCCTGGTTGACTGTCTGTTATATATTTGGGTGAGCCGTCGCCTAGTTTACGAGCAGTGTATCCGACTATGTCCCCTTGATAATAAAAAGGAACTATCAGCCTTGTTTTATATGAACCTTCACAAGTCCACATAAAGTCATAGTCCTCTAAGTCAAGGCCACGATCGTTAACTATGTATTCGACGGCTCTGATGAACTCTGGATCCAATCCACTTGGTTCGAGTGCTTTCCAGTCATGCCATTCCATAATAGGTTTTGCGCCGACTGGCAGTTCTTTCTTTTCAAAAACAGGCATCTGTATATGAAGTGCATTACCGTCTACGACAGTCTCCTCCTTAATTCGCAGAGCCTCCAAAGCAATTTTGGTTATTTCTGAATTTGGCATTCCAAACCATCCAAGCAGTTTACGCATCTTGTAAGATAAGTTTCTACCTGGAATAAACGATGCTGTATAGCCACAGTTAAAACAATGATAACTCACTGTACCGTCACCATTAAACATTATTCCTCCACGTTTACGCTTGTCCGCTCCTTCGCCGTTATGAACACAGCATGGAGCATCAAAAGAAATCCACCCACTTGGAGTTTGCTTTCTTTTGGCAGGCAAGGTAGTCGTAATGCTAGACTGTATCGAATTCATATTACTAGTTTAACTTCTAACTAGTACTTTGTCAAGTGTTCCGGTGTTCGAATTATCAGGTAAATGCTTTAATTTGAAGTAATTGAATACTCCTGTTACATTTGCATATCCTATTGTGTCGCTACTAGTTAAACCAATAGTAGTTAAGTCTACCCAACTTGTATCAGCAGTAACTTGGCTGTCCAAAGTGCCTTGTATTGTAAGATCACCTGTGTACGCATTGGAGTAATATTGGAAAGTGTGTATTGCACCTGAACGTTTATATTCAGGCTGTGCATCTACTAGACTACTGAAATATTCAGTAACTTGTCCACCTTGTTTGTAAAAGTTAGATGTAAAAGGTCTAGTAAATTCTGAATTACCTAGTTCAACACTATTTGTAAAAGCAGGATAAACATTATCTACAAGTTCCACTGTACCAGCAACTTCATGATATGTGTTAGCATAAGTTACATGGTTACCAGAACCGCCAATTGTTCTTGTAACTGAAAACTTGTAAAATTTGCTTACTAGTGTTGCTGTATCGCTTTCAGATAGTGTAAGTGTTGCTACACCCTTTGTAGCACTTGTACTACCGTCATCTAGCGTTGTACATGCCTTTTGTAGGTGTAAAGCACCTGTTTCTTTATTAACTAGGTTAAATGTAAGTGTTTCGCCACTTATATCTAACGGCTTCTGATCTTGGTTTTTAACGGTGAATTTAATGGTGTTCGTGACACCTTTAACCACCTGAATATCTTTCTGGTACATTGGCGTATATCCTTGTTTTACGGCCCCGTCCAAATCACTGAACAAGGTAAATCCGGTTTCATAAATATATATGGGTAACTTATGCATATTGAGTTCATCCTATAATACTATTTATTGGAAAGACATGACAACACTACAAGAAGATTTACAAGAAAAATTTCCGTTTTTAAGTTGCCTTAAGCATGGTGACATAGAGTATGTGGGTATAATAATTAATCAGGATTCTAATGTTACGAGCATGTACGACTATTCTAGTTGTAACAACGATGCACAAAAACTGCAATTATTAGAATGCGGCGACAGTTGGTGGTGGGAATCAAATAGAAAGATTCCTATTAATATTTTTATGAAAACTGATATGATTCAGTTCAGGAGTTTGATTAAAACATTTGCAACCAAAGACGTAGAATTAGTATTTGGCCCTATGGTTAGGTTAAATGATATAACTGAAAAAAGAATTAAAAGAAAAAGTATTCAGTTAGTTAGAAAGATCAAATAGTATTTGAATTTTTATATTGAAGCCAACTAAAATAATCAACAACAAGAAATTGTAAAGCAATACCTAATGGTGCTAAGGTTCCACCAAACAGTAACCAGGGGATAAAAAATAACCACAAAATTAATCTAAAGATATACTTTGATACAAGTTCTTTAGGTAAAGTCCAAGTCAACCACGGACCTGGATCTTTTAAAGGTCTTTTCTTTCTATAATCTTCCCACTCGTAATGCATTAGTAACTCGCATATACCACAAATAATATACAAGCAATAAATCCTGCAACCAATACATGGTTACCAAGATTCAACCAACTTGTTCCTACTGTGTGGCTATTCTTTGGATCAATAAATTTATTTTTCATCTTTGTTCATATATTATTGTTTAAGTTGTTCACAAATTAAATTCATGTGTACTATAATTGCATGAGCATATGCAACTGCATGTGCTTTCTTAAAATAGTATTCACCCGTTGCTGGCTTTGTCCATACTTCGTTCATTATCGTTTGCCAGTCTTTGTTTGCTAGATGTCTTTTCGCTGGACGTATTATTGCTAGTGTCGCCGCCAATTGTTCTACCGATTGCGGTTTCAATTGCTTCAAGAGAGCGTTGTGCCCGTTTAGATGAAAGACTTTTTCGCTGAAGTCTTTGTGTTCCAGAAGTTGCCATAATGGTTTCCTTTCCATAAGTTCATTTAAATGCTCTTCACTTTTAATGTGTTCGTAAATGTGAACATTCAACATGTCTATCTTAAAGTAGCCACGTTCATCTGCAAGTTTATGATCTAACGTACAGCGTTCTGTAAATGGATCTAATGGAGCATTGTGAAAGTAGACGCCCGTATTGTGTTTCTTCAATTCATCTTTTTCTTCACGTGATGCTTTTATGTGCTTAAAATGTGTTAGCACATCGTCACGATCAAAAAAATCTAAATCAATATCAGGCATTGTCTTTTTGCGACTTCTCGTATTCGTCTTTTAATTTCTGTAAGTGTGGAGGAAGTTCCCAGCCAAATACTTCTGCAAGTTGTCCGCCACTGTTTTCCCAATCCGAAGATTTAATTCCTTTTTTCATACCGAATCCTAAGCCGCCTTTTGTTTTAATGTGTATCTTTGGATCATATTGTGAATGATCCGAATATTTCTTACTTTTTGTCATATGGTTGTCTATCGTTTGCAATATCCATTGCTAGTGCTTGGATATCTTGTACAAGTTCGTTAATATGAAACTCCTCTTCTTTAGTCCTAGTCGCTTTTGGAATATCATATTTAAGTCTACGCAAGTTCATAGACTTTGTATACATAACGTTTACTTTATCACACATCTGACTTATCTTGTGTAGCATCAGTAGTCCCTTCTTTATCAGTTACTTCTTCTTCAACTATCTCTACATTATACACAGGAAATCCGCTTCTGTCAAATGTTCTTTTGTCATCTGTAACATAAATGTGTGATTTAATTTTGCCATTTATGCCATCAACCATTATACTCTTTTTTGTGATTGATCCTTTGTATTCTGTACCGTCTTTTTGAATTAGACGTAGTCTTAAATGACCGCCACCATATAAACGATCAATTGGTTCGCCGTTACGCATATTACTTACTATTGTGTATTTGCCGTTTTCAAAATCATTTGAATCAGTCAATTTGAGCCTCCTTAATTATTTCTTTTGTTAGTTCAACATCGGCAGGTTTTGCTTTAAACTGCCTTGTCCAAAATGGAATGTCTAATGCAGGTTCAATTATTGACAACTGCTCGTCATTAAATTTTTCCAACATTTCTTTTCCTGTTTTTGAATTTAGTAATAACCAAGGACTTATAAGTCCATTTCTAATGTCATTGACTGCACGATTTATATTACAATATCTAAAGTAATCATTGTATTGTGCTTCTTGTTTGTCTGCCCATTCTAACATAGTCTTTACACTTCTTTCTAGTGCTGACTCTGTAGGTTCTACTTTGAGCATTTCAAACAAATACGTGTCGTATAATTCATCACGACACCAGTGATCTAATTTAACGTTTGACTTGATCACAAAGTCAATAAACTTTTCTGGATACAATGGATTTATGTTTGATACAAAACTACCAAACTTTACAAACGCATTATAATAACTACTCTTACAAAATTCTGCATACGTCTTAGGTTTACTGCGTTGTACCATTACATAAAACTTGTTAAATGCTAACAAGCCGACTTGTACACGCTTTTCATCCTTTTGCAAATATCTACGTTTAGGTTCACACATATGCGCCATAAGAGTTTTTTCTTTTGTAAAACTCTTGCCACAATGTATACACTTAAACTGTTTATCTTGCATTTGGATCATGGTCTTTAATGTATTGATTTTGTTCCTTCTTTGACATAATACTTGATAATAGTTCTGCATCATCTAACTTCATATTTGGATTTTTATCTAATAGTGTTTGTGTAAATTTATTCTTTGCTTGTTTCTTTGGTGCCGCTACATATTGATGAAAGAAGTTTTCGTATGCACCGCACATTGCCATAAGTTTCCAAAGTAGTCCTTTGTGATTCTTACTCAATGACCAATGATGTTTGTTTACAAATTCATTACACATTTCTAAATAATGTTCTTGAAAAAATACATCACCTTTAACACTGCTTACATAACGCATAGCAATAAAAGGAGCAAATAACTTTTTATCATCATCGCTTAATTTATTATACCAATCTTTGTCCCGTCTGTCGACAGCACTTAACATTGCTTTTAAATCTAAAAACTTTTTCTTTTCAGCCATCTATCTTCTTCCAATGCACAACTTGTTTTTCACCACCAATTGGTTTTTGTCCTATATACTCTTGTCCTGTTTCCATATCAACTAGTTTATATTTACTAGGACACTTTGTAATAACGTTAAGAATAATATTGTGTTCATATTGTTCTACTTCAGTTCCGTCTTTTAAAGTTCTAGTTTTCATTCTTCTTCCTTACTCAAGTTGTATACTAGTTTAACTTCTTTTAGTAAATTTTGCAATGTTTTATTTCCATCTTCGGCTAATTCTTGTATTTCATGAAACTCATATTCTGTAATGTGCCATTGTGGAAATACAGGCTTCTCAATACATATACGTTCGCCTGAATCAGTATCTCTTTCAAATACTGTCTTACCTCCATCAGGTGATTCATATATCTTAACCATACCATTATTCTTTCAGATATCTTTTCTTCATATCTCTGTAAGCGTTTACAAATTTACTCTTAATGTTAAGTTCATTCATTTTATAAACTTCTTTTAATTCTTCTGTGTTTTCACTTACATTTAATTTCCACTTATCTCTTTTGACAGGCATATACATGCACAAAGGTGTACCTTTTTCTAGTGTGTATCTTCCATAGCCTTTCATAGCCATTTGCTGATTCATAGCATGGTGTATATCACTATAGATAGCACCTGGTAAAACATCAAAGGGTTGATCATAGTGATAAAACATTGGAAGTTGTAAAACATTATATCCTGGAGGTGTTTTAACTTTCCACGGACACACTGCTTTTAATATAAACTTGTAGTCTGTGTTTACGTGATCTAAAAATTGTTTTTTGTGATGTCCTTCAAAAATAAAATCAGGATTACTTGCTTTGTAACGAAACCCTTCTTCACTAATTTCAAGTTCTAAGTCGCACCATAAAGGCACAACAAAAGCATTAGCAAACATATCAACTATTGCTGGACATCTTCTAAATGTTCCTTGGTCTTCTATACGTGGATCGCCTACACCGCTAAACTGTGGCATGTTCTTAAACCAACTGGGCAAGTATTCAGTGGCACGTTTGATAGGAACTATTTTTTCTAGTCCATCTACTACACTCCAAAATACTATTTCTGTATCGTTGTTGGTTTTAAAGTTTAACATTATTTTACTGGCTTACCTTGTGAACGTCTTACAATATCATCGTGGTTGAACTCTGCCCAATACAACTCAAATGCTACGCCATCTTCAAGTCCTTCAAACTGATGAATCTTACCTGGCTTAACTTGTGTAAAGTCTCCAGGGTGTAAAATAGTTTCATCTACAAGTCCGTCTTGTACACCGTCTTGCCAAACACGTACAAGCATTTTACCTGACTCAACAAAGAAGCCATTCCACTTAAATTGATGTTCATGTTCTGAACATTTAAATCCTGCTTTGTATTCAATGCGGTGAAATTCTAATACACCGTTTGCATGGATCAGTTCTGTCTGACCCCAAATTTTTCCTGCTTTCATAGTCGTTCCTTTCTCCTACCAAACTAAACTAAAATCAATTAGTTCGCTTTGTCTACTTACTTCCTTTACAAAAAACGCACAGTTTGGATCTTTCTTTTTTTGTATAGGTGTTGTTAGTAATTGTCCATTTTTTAATTTAGGAAAATAAAATTTTACATCCTGATAAACGTTTATTACATCTACAGGCAAAAAGTTTGGACGATTACTTGTTAGTGGATTAAAACAAAACGCTTCAAATCCTCTATCATTTAAACTAGTTAACGGTAATACTTCTAAGTCTCCTACTTCGCTGTTTCCAACTACCATGCTCCATTCTAATGGCATCTGTACTTGATGTTGTCCTACCTGTAATACAACAGCAGGCGAACTAAAACTTTCTAAATAAATTAATGGTACAAAAAAATAATCTGGATCTTTAGGATCTGAATTATCTAATACACTATACCTAATGTCTTTGTCAATTTCTTTTGGTAAAGTATTGAGATCAAAGTATTCGTTATCTAATGTTAATATTTGCATTTGTTCTCCTAGTCAATTGCTATCTTCTCTATCGTAAAAGGATAGTTTGCTTCTTTATAATATTTTTTTCTTTGTGTTAGGTGTCGCTTGGCAAATTTACATCTACTAGTGATATCCCATATTTGGACGAAATCTTTGTCTTCAGCCCTTCTAATGCCTCTGCCGATAGACTGAATAACGCGAACAAAAGACTTACCAGGCTCAACAAGAACCAAGTTAAAAATGCGAGGGATATTAATACCAACCGCGGCAACTCCATAAGTAGCAATAATGATTTTATTAGTACTTTCTTTAATGCTATCATAATGTTCCTTCCTGTCGGTTCCTTTAGTTTCTCCAGACACAAACACGGAACCTTCTAGTCGTTCTTCTAGCATTTTACCTGCTGAGATACGATCAACTAGAATTAATGTATTGCCGGAATCTTTAATTTTGTCTACAAGTTTACTCATCCAATCAATACGATGTTCGCTTGTAACCAAATATTTTAATTCCTCTTGATAGTTACTAAACTGTTGTACGTCATCTGTTTGTACAATATTTACATGACAGTCTGCAAGTACACCTTTTTGTTGTAAGTCACTTGCACTAATATTATTAATTACTTCTCCAAGACTTGCACGTATACCTTGAAATTCAAATTGTTCTTTTGGTATAGTACCTGTAAGTCCCCAACGTACAGGAACATGTGCAAAGTTTTGTGTAAGTAAATTCTTTAACACATCTGCTTTTGCTTGATGTACTTCGTCAACAATAACACAACGTACATCTTGTAAAAATTCTGTTAGTGTATGTTTTGCTTCGTGGTTCTTAGATTTTTTATCTAATACATTTAAACTTTGCCATGTAACAATAGTGTGTTTATGCCCAAGTTCTTTTCTATCACCATAGTAAACACCTACATCTAAGCCACAGTTTACATAATCTTCTTCTGTTTGTGTAACAAGACTTTTATTAGGAACAATAACAATACTGTTTCCATATGGTTCGCAGATCTTACTTAAAGTTGCAGTTATAATTGTTTTACCTGCACCTGTTGCAACTTCTTGTAAACTTTGCGGACTAGTAATAAAGTTATTAATTACTTCTACTTGATAGTCACGTAATACAATTGGTTGTCCTTCTGCAATATGTCCTTTAGGCCATACAGCACCTTGGTCCTTCCAAAAGTTTTCATTTATATTTGTAAACGATAGTTGTGTTTGTTCTCTATGATCTTCAACTTCTACATACCAACCTTTTTGTTCTAATAAAGGAAGTGCATCTTCTAACATACTAATATATGTTGTTCCACCTAGTCCAAAGAAACTTACTTTTCCGTCCCAGCGTCCTAACTTATAAGCAGGCAAATAACGTGCATAAGGAATATCATATTTGAACTTGTTAGTCAAATATTTTCTCATTTCTAAATCAAGACCTTCAAACTTTACGTTTACTTCATCTCTTATTACAAGTTTACATGTCGGCACAGTTTTCTACTCCGCTTGGTTTTGAACTAGCATAGAATACTACATTAGGTTTATTTTCTATCCATGCTTGTGTTTTATAATGACTGGGCATTGTTGGTAACATTGCGTATACCAATTGTGGATCAATATTATTTGTAAGCAATGGCTTAGGAATCTTTTCATTGATTATAAAAATTTTCTTATTTGGATTAAAACTATTAACTTTCATATTTTTTATAAACTTGTTGCCTTCAAAATAATCTTTACTTTTAGTGAATCTAAACATCACACATATATCATCGCCAGAATATCCATTGTCAAACAATGCATGAATTACTGTTTGCAGTTGTTCTGTATTATTACTACTACACATAATTATACACTTATCTACGGTATTAAGCAATGAAAATATATCCAAAAAGGAATAAAGATTAGAATTAATATACCATTTTTGATTGTCACCTAAAAGCACTTTGTCCATAGGTTGTTTTGGTTTCATGCTATCAACAACACTGTCATCAAACACTGTACAACCTTGTAAACGTGCTTTCATAACTGCACGTCTTGGATCATTTTGTTCAATTACTTTGTTGTTGAA